ATCTTTTGGATTAGTCCAGTTATCATTTTTCAAGTTAGGTGAAAACGACAAATTCGCCAACGCTTTATGATTTCCCGACCAAGCCGCCGGAATTCCCTTGCCGAGATTGTGTAAAAGTTCACGCCTTGAAAGCTCACGAGGAGCGGAAGCCTGACTTTTAATTTCATCACGAAGCGACTTGACCGTAGATTTCAAAGCGTCAACTTCCGATGTTTCCTGAACAGAGATAGTCTCGATAGCCTTAACAATCCCCTCAAGAATTTTTTCCTTTTCCTGAAAATACGCCGTTGCGGTTTCCGTATTTGTAAAACCTGTCAACTCGATTTTCTTCATGTTGGCTATTTCTTTTTTTATAGCCAGTAATAATTCATCCATACATAACCCCTTAAAATTTATTTATCAAACCACCCCAATACAAGGTAGTCAAATCACTTTTTACATTGTTCATTGCTAACTGCTCATTGCTCTTTGCCAATGCGAAAGGATTAGCCGGAACATTACAAATCGAAAATTCTAATAATTCCTGTTTGCGGAAAATTAAAAATGTTCCGTCCTTGCTATCCTCTTTTGACGGAATTTCAATCTCGATAACACGAAAGCCAACAGAGCCGGCACGGATAACGCCAGCTTTTACACGCTCGCCAATCGCCCACCCGAAAGGGTCATAATCCTTTGAATTAAAAATGACAGAGCCATGTAAGCCGTTATCATCAATCGTAAGCCCTTCCATTTTTCCGATAGCAGGAATGTCATAACGGTGAGCCCATTCAACAACAGGATTTTTTTGGTACTGTGAAAAATCCCAACCATGCGGATCAACACGCTCCCCGAAGCGGTCAAGGTCAAAAGTTGAAAGCGTCCACATATACCCTTTGTCCGTTTCGTTTTCTGTTGACAAATAAAAAGGAACGGACGCAATCAATTCAACATTCTGTGTAACCTTCTGAATACCTGACACTTCCTTTTTAATCCCTAAATAATCCAGCAAAAGAGAATTATCTTTTTTTCCCTCTATGCTAGTTCCGATAGTCCTAATAATCATTCATTCCCTCCAGAAGTATTTTTTGTGAAATAAAATTTTTATCTATAATTATTTTTCCTGCTAATAAAGCAGCCCAAAAAAGCTGTATCCTGTTTTCTACATTGAATAATCTGTATAAATTCTTTCTATGCGTATCAACAGTATTTTTTGATATATGTAATATTCTGCCTATTTCTTTTTCTTTTTTACCAATACAAAAAAGTTCCAACACTTCATTTTCCCTTCTGGTCAATCTGCTTGTTGGCTTTGGTAATTCTCCCATATCATTAATACATTTCTCTATATTAGGTGAAACATAATAATTTCCGTCTCTTACATTTTCCAACCCTCTATAAAATTCTTCTGTCCCTTCAAACATATTTACATAAGAATTAACTCCGTTCAAAATAAACCACTTAGCTTGTTCATCAGGGAAATCATATATATTAATAGCGGCAATATTTAATTCAGGAAATTTTTCCAGTAATTCAAACATCATGTAAGGAGTAGAACGCAAATAAAAACAGGCTTCAATCATCACTAAGCTTGGCTTTCTTTCATGGATAATCAAGTTCAAACCGTCTCTATCGACATCAGTAATAAAAATATTCTTAAAGCCCATTCCTTCCAAATGCCTTTTGTAGTAATTATGTAATTTGACAGCCCTTGTAAGAATAAGCGTTCCTCCTGTCATAGCAAACCCTGTTTGAGCTCGCCATCTTTTTTTGGTTTGCAATCACAAGTTTCCAAATTTTTCGGTCTATGCCAAACATTTCCCCACGGCTTAGGTTCTTTCCCCCTTTCTTGCAGCACATCATTAATCGTTTTTATACCTGCGTTTATTTCCGCAATATCTCTCTTGCTCTGTGCGTCCTCATTTTCCTGAAGCTCTGGAATATCCCACAAATCAAATCTTCCAGTTTCTTTCAAACCAAAACGCATAAAAAAATGACTTTCAAGAATTTGTTCAAACTGCCGTAAAAGAGGAATAAGAGTATATTGCCAAAACGCCGAGTGCTGCTCTTTCGTGTCTTTACCGCTAAGAGCCGATGACTTATCAGAAATATTTGCCACTCTCGGAGGAATACCGTACTTCGCCAAAATCGTGTATAAGTTCCAGCGTTTCAATTCAAAAAACTTAACAACATCAGGATTAAAACTTAACGGTTCAAAACTTGTACCTTTACCCAACACTGCAATTTTTCTGCCGGACTTCACTTGACCGTATTTACTTTCCCAACGCCGCTCAAGTTGATCCGCTTCTTCTGGTCGCAATGTCTGTTCAGTTTTTAACAAGCCTTGAGGAATAGCGTTATTTTTTAATAAAGCCGAATTACCTTTATTTGCGAAATAATCCTGCTCAATCTCCATAGAAAGAGATACAAGCGGATTAATACCACGCAGAGAATTCCAGGGGTTCCAGTCTCGAAAATGAACAAGCTCGTCAGAGAGGATAGGTATTAATTCAACGCCATTATTATAAAACCAACGGCGTTTTTTATATTGAATATCACCCCGTACTTCCAAACCTTCGCCCTCAAGTTTGAGTTTTCGGGGGTTAAGTATATAAATTTCTTTCGGCAGACCGCCTGAATAATCAGAACCGAACCACCAAAACGCTTCACCCTCTAAATACCACCAAGCCGCAGTTTCCTTCCACAAATCATATCTGCTTAAAAAAGAATTCGGTCTATGGAATAAATCAAAAAGAGAGCCGCTTTTTACTTCAATCCCTTCTTTCTCGATAACAAAATCCGCACGGGCAATATTGCGAATTAAAATATTAATCGCAATATTACACCATGCGTTGCAGAGAAATGGATCATTGAAGGGATCTACATTAAATTTAGGGAAATCATCATCGGCAGACAAGGAATTAATGGTATCAGAATTACTATTTGTTAAAGATTTTTTATAATACTGTGAGTTACTTTTATTTCGCTTTTGGTTTCCAAATATACGATTAAATATATTCACGATAACCTCAGCTCCGTGCGGCTGAATAGCCGCACAGTAAATCGAACATGAAACGAAGTTTCATGATAATATTACTCCCTGTTGAATATCAGAGAAAATCGCATAACGCAAAGCGTCCATGTAATGATCATTAACCTTTACAATTTCAGCCGCTTCGTTTCTGCAATAATCCCAAATCTCCGACAACACGCCGTTGCACTTATCGCAAACAAAAAATTGACCACGTTCCATTTTTGCGTTTATGTAGTCAATGCCGCTTTCAACAGAATTATTTGCTTTAGTACCTCCTGTTATTTCCTGTATTCTTTCACCGCCAGCAGGATCGCAATAAACAGGACAACCAAATCCATCGTTTATATTGAGCCAACCTCTCGCTTCCAATTCGGTGTTAAAACTTTTAGTAGTCATGTTAAATGCGCCGTAATCGCAAATAACATAAACCGTATCGCCAACCCAACCAACTTTTACAAATGTAATGTTTAATCCAAAATCTTGACCTGCGGCAACCCTGTCAAACTCTTTCGGCAAATCATCAAACTTGATAATCATGCTTTCTTCAAAGCGGTCATAGATAACGCCGTCAGCCTTTACCCATAACCCATCCCGAAACCTTGCTCTTTGTTTTTCTGGTAAAGCGTCAAGAATGTCTGAAATATAATCCTCTGGTAAGTTCTCCTGATTATCCAAAGGGTTAAGCAACATAGACTGATAAAGTTCTGGTTTCTCTAACGGCTCTCCTGTCTGGAAAGTTTTTTTCAAAACAAATATTTTATAAGCCCAATGCAAGGGAGAGCCGGGGTTACAGTCATAAAAGAATTTGTTTTTGCAATCTTTAACACGCATAGCCAGCCGTGAATAAGCGGTAGTTACAGAAATATAAGATAATTGGCTAATCTCATTAAAATAAATTGTGTTATACTCATGACCTAAAATTTTGTCTGCTTGTTCTCTGTCTCCCAAACCGCCAATCCAAATTTCAGAACCATTCGCAAGAGTAATAACGCTTTCATGCGTTAAAAATTTATAACCGTCAGTTCCGACAGTATTATTAAGCCACGGAAAAAGCGTCT